TTCTTCGTTAACACCTAGTTCGCTAACGATAGCTTTTTCAGAGACAAACTTTCCGTCATCATCTCTTTTTCTACTGGATTTTTTACTGGGCATCTTGAGGTTCCTCCGTTGGTAATTGTTGTGAAGCGTCAGCTAGTTTTTTAGGATCAACTAATGGTGAGCCTAAAGCAGCAGGTCCAAGACTTTGAATAAGCTGCTGTTGTTGTGCAGCTTCTTGTTCTGCTTGGATTTGTTCTTGTGTTTTTACTAGGTTAGCAGTATCTATACCGATACTGGTAGCTAGTCTTTTCACCGCTTCATCTACATTGACGTATTGTCTCATTACATCTGGTCCTAATGCTTGAGCTACAGTACTGATAAACTCAATCAGTTTGTTTCTATCATTACCCCTACCAAGTCCTTGAAGTCCTGTCACTATCTTAGGTTTGACCAGACTATCAGGCAGCTTGGGAACCTTACCCTGTCTTACCAACAAGTGCATACGTCTTCTTAGATAAGGTAGTTGAAACTCTTGAGTCAAAATACTATAGATACCACCGAGACTATTCTCTAGTTCTTGTGCCATAAGATTTATCTCTGCTGCTGTTACTCTTTCTGCGTCACGTTGTACTGATCTTGCCATCAAAAAAGCAAACTCAAGTCTTGCTTCTATTCTTTGTATGGCACTAAAAGCGACAGAGAAGTCTGCACTTTTCCCAACTTGCATCACAGAAATATCTGCTGCTGTACCTTCTCGCACGGCTCCATTCGGGGCTTTACTAATAGTTGCTGCACGTGTGACCCCATTCGGATTGACCAGAAAAAGCGTTTTCGCACTAGCAGCAGCCCCTTCGATTATTGCTTGCATTAAAGACTCAAGACTAATTAAGTCTCCTCTATATTCTTCTACATAACCTCTACCATAATCTTCACCATCAACCCTAATAAATCTAAGAGGTAGCCAAGGTGTTACATCTACTCTTGATCTACCATCTGTGTTTGGTATCTTTTCTCCTTTACA